GAACTTCGAGCATAACTGTTAACCCAGCATGGGGTGAAGGTGATTGGGGCGATGCAACTTGGGGTGAATAAATGAACTACACAACATTGGTAGCGAACATACAAAATTTTACGGAAGATAACTCCACTGAATTGAGTGATTCTATAGATCAAATCATCGATCAAGCCGAAGAAATGATATTCCAACGGTTACCAAATCTGCCTTGTTACCGTAAAACAACAACAGCATCAATGGTTGCTGGCACAACGGAATATACAGTGTCTGGTGCAAGGATGGTCAGACAGCTTGGAATCACAAACTCTGGCAATTTAAGCTATTTAGACCACCGAGTTGACTCATATTTGCGTGATTATTGGCCAAATTCTTCAACACAAGGCACTCCGGAGATGTACAGCACAACCAGCGCAGGCACTTCTGGGATTGTTTTAACAGTTGCACCAACCCCAGACAGCGCATATTCGTATACAGTTGACTATATTGCTCGTGAAACTGGGCTATCTTCCGGTAATCCTAACAATTGGATAGGCGATAACGCAGAGGTGGTGCTACTTTCCGGTTGTTTATACGAAACTTCTGCTTTTCTTAAGGCAGGAGAAACGTTAAACTTGTACAAGACTCAGTTCGATGAGGCGATTCAACTTTTCCAACAGGAAATGAACAGAAACTACATTTCCGAATACAACGGAGGCATTTAAATGGCTATCACTCAAGCAATGTGTACCAGCTTCAAAGAGGATCTGCTGCAAAAAGAGCAGGACATGGACACAGATACAATTAAAATTGCACTGTACACTTCTTCAGCTACGCTCGATGCGACCACAACTGCTTACACAGCTTCAAATGAAGTCAGTGGTACAGGTTACACAGCTGGTGGCGTAACACTTACAGGTGCAACAATCGGTACAAGCGGAACCACAGCATATGTGGATTTCGACGATCCAGAGTGGACTTCAGCATCTTTCACAGCTCGCGGTGCTTTAATTTACAACAGCACAGCATCAAATCAGTCTGTAGCGGTGTTAGATTTCGGTGGTGATTTCACTGTGTCTTCAGGCACTTTCCGGATTGTGTTTCCAGCTGCTGGAGCAACCGCTATACTAAGGCTAGATTAAGGAGAACTAACAAATGCCTAGTTCATATGTCAATAACCTCCGATTGGAGGAGATGGCCACCGGAGAAAAATCCGGAACTTGGGGAACCATAACCAATACCAATCTCGAACTGATCGGAGAGGCATTGGGATATGGGACTGAGGATGTGCCTACTGATGCTAATGCTACAATCACGATGCAGGATGCAACGTCTGATGGCGTTCGTTCGATGTATCTTAAGATTACATCATCAGTTTCTTTAACAGCAACCAGAACTGTCACCCTTGCTCCTAACACTGTGAGCAAAGTTTGGATTATTGAAAATGCTACAACAGGTAGCCAATCAATTGCCATATCTCAGGGTTCAGGTTCGAATGTAACGATACCAACTGGCTCAGTCAGAATGATATACACAGATGGTGCTGGAGCTGGTGCAGCTGTAACTGAAATTGCACTGCTGAGCACCACTGGTGGCACAATGACTGGGAATGTTGATTTCAACGATAACATCAAAGCTATTTTTGGAACTGGATCTGATCTTGAAATTTATCACGACGGATCAAACAGCATAATCAATGATGCTGGAACAGGAGATCTTCAGCTTCAGGTCGGTGGTTCAAATAAAATAGAAGTCACAGGCACAGGTGCAACCGTTACAGGTACATTGGCTGCTGATGCATTAACAGTAGACACAACCACACTTGTTGTTGACTCTACAAATAACAGAGTTGGTATTGGCGAGGCCAGCCCAGCTGTTCTTTTGGATCTTGTTGACGCGAATCCAATTATTAGAATTACAGACAGCGATACAGGGGTAGATACCGATATCAGCGGCGCAAACAGTAGCGGATCTTTGTATCTTGATATTGATAAAAATAACACAGCTGCTAGTAGTAATCTTCAGATAGATATTGATGGTTCTGAAGTGATGCGTATCGACAGTTCTGGTAACGTTGGTATTGGTACAAGTAGTCCAGGATGTACATTAGATGTTAGTAACGATGCAGCAGCAGCAGCAAATAACGAGATTGCACGTTTACGTTATACCACCTCCACAACTGCTGGTCATAGTGGAGATTTAAATTTTGCAAGCACTGCTGGAACTCTACTGAGCAGGATTTCTAGTGTAATTGTAGACGGAAGTAATGTTTCATTATCATTCAGCACATATGAGTCCGGTACGCTTTCTGAAAACTTCCTCATGCAAAATGACGGAGATTTCCACGCTGATGGCGATGTGATTGCATACTCAACCACAATATCTGACGAGCGTTTAAAAGAAGATGTGAAGGTTGTTGAGAGTGCGCTCGATAAGGTCAAGCAGCTCCGAGGTGTAACCTTTAAATACAAAACAGACGGCAAAGTATCTGCTGGTGTGATCGCTCAGGAGCTTGAGAAAGTTTTACCTGAAGCTGTTTCCGAAACAGAATTGCCATTAAAGGCTGACGATGGTGAAAAATATAAAGTTGTGCAGTATGATGCACTCCATGCGCTTATGATTGAGGCGATTAAAGAGCTAAGTGACGAAGTTGCTAGGCTTAAAGAATCTAAATAACGGAGGCTAATGTATGGCTTTAAATCCTTCAGGTCCGATATCTCTAGGCGGTACAACAGCGGGTGAATCCATTGCTGTTGAATTGGGGCAACCAGGAACTACACAAATATCTCTAAACGATACAGCCGTACGTGATTTAGCTGGAGTGGCATCTGGGCAAATAACCATGCCTGGTGATTTCTGGGGTAAATCTTCATTTACTGCTAAGCAAAGATCCTTATGGCGTTCTGGTCGAAATCCAGCTCCTAAGGCTTCTGGTTATGGCAACCAATCAATAATTATTGATAGCACTGGAGCTTTTACTAGTTTGACTACCTACCCTAATAGAATGGCGTTTATGCAGGGTGGTGGGTATTCTACGGATTTAGGGTATATATACGGCGGGTATGTTGGCCCTCCTATTTCTTATAAAAACAGTAAAAGTCTTATAACAAATACTGGTGTGCTTGGTTCTGAAACTCCTAATCCTAGTAATACTACACGATCAACTGGAACTCTAGTTAGTATGGATTTTGATTCAGGTACACGATCTCTAATTTATGGAGGTTATCCAGCCTATACTACTTCAGTTATTATGGAGTCAACTGGAAATCTTGGTGCGGAAACAGCATTACCATCCCCAGGACGATATGGCGGCGGTGGAACACCATATGGAGGAGCGGATAATCAAGGTGTGACGGTTTCAGGTATGTTATACCCAGGTCCACTAGCTACTACTCAAACCACCGCTCGTAATTATGTATCTAGCGCTGGAGTTGTGTCATCTGCTACACCGACGCCAACGCTTCCTGTAGGAAGAAGGAACATAAATGGAGTTCCATATGGCGGCGATAAAGGTCTGATTTATGGAGGTATCATATATACCCCCGCTGGAGGTTATAGCAGTATGGTTAACGATATTAATCTTATAGATAGTTCTGGAAACGTAGCTAGTAATTCTTCAACTCCTGCAATAGGTAACGGTTCTCAGGGTACAGGTGCAGCTTATGGTGGGGACTCTGCTTATATTATGGGTGGAACTAGCCATCCTGGTTTCGTAGTCAAGACTACTTACATATCGGTTAGCTCTACAGGCACAATAACACAAAACGGAGCAATGCCTCCAGTCCGTCCAGCTCATTTAACGGGTGGAGCTGCTGGTAGATTTGCGCTTTCCTAATTAAAAGGTTATTTATGTCGATATTAACTCAAGAACAGATAGATGAAATTACGCTAATGGGGCTTGACCCAAATGATCCAGATGTAATTGAGCTTTATAGAGCGCCAACTCCAGAAGAGTTAGTGGCTATAAGAGAGGCTTCGTATCGTGCAGTTCATCCGGCATCATTTGTTTTTGATGAAGACACTTTATCTTGGGTTGCACCTGTAAGCCCTCCAGATAATGAAAATCCCTACATGTGGGATGAGGCTACTACTAGTTGGGTTGTATATAATCCAGATCCAAAAGCAAACACTAATTCTTAACTTACAAAGGGCAATACTACTTTTATGGCGGACAAAATAAATTCAGAATTTAACTACCGATACCTAGTAAAAGGTCACACACCTTGGGAAAAAATTAAAACTCTAAAGGGGTTTTTAGTCGGTAGAAAAGAAGTTGAAAAAGTAGCTCAGATTCGGGAACTAGAGAAAGAAAAGGATAAGAAGTACCTACAGCATCTAATCGAAACTAATGCGCCAGAATATAAAATTCTAGAGAAAAAAATAGAGTTGTTAGAGAATGAGGCTAGATCAGAAGATGCTATGGATGTTTTGGAGAGAAACAAAGAAGAAAAAGAAATTATCGAGAAACTTCTTGCTGAGTTGTATGAAATAGCAGAACCAACTCGCATACCAGGTTATACAGATGAACAGATGTTTGAAGTGAATGCTATAAATGAGTTTACCGTAGAGACGGGTAAGGCTATATATGCAGAGATTGCTGCTACTGGTAGAGTATCGCCACAAAAATTAGGGCATGCCATGACAAATCCTTACACTCTCAGCGCCCTTAAAAAATGCGGGTTAATACCTAAAGAAGTACAATATATAGAAGGTAACAATGATCCGTTACAAATAGAACTCAGGCAAACGTTTTTCGATAAATTACCTGAATTTTTAGATTTAGAATTGATTACACATCCTAATGAAGTACATCCTGGGTTGGATTCACCTAAAACAATTGGTACTGCATTAGAAAACCCTGAAAAGCAGAAGGCGTACCCTTATGCTGTAAAGCGAAAATAAAGGAATTCGTATGGCTACGGCAATTTCATCTAATGGTATAACGGCACCGAAATCTCGAAAACAAAACGTTTCGAGAAAACCGAGAAAACCGAGAAACCCGAAGACGACAGCAGTAAATAAGGCTCCAACAGTTTCGACGACTCAAGCCCAGTTAGATGCTCACGAACGTGAATGCGCAGCCAGATATTCTTCTGTATTAGATAAATTAGGTACGCTTGATAAACGTATGTTCCGTATGGAGGCCCTACACATGGCTTCTATACTTGCTGTAGTGGGGTTATTACTAGCAACACTAATTAAGTAGGAGATTCAAATGGCAAATAAATGGATACAAAAAGCTATCAAAAAACCTGGAGCCTTACGAGAAGCGCTTGGGGTTAAAAAAGGCCAGAAGATCCCTGCTAAAAAGCTAGAGGCAGCGGCTAAAAAACCTGGAAAATTAGGACAGCGAGCTAGACTTGCTAAAACGTTGAAGAAAATGAAATGACTACAAAAGGTACAAGTACATTTAACCTAGACCTCAATAACCTTGTAGAAGAGGCGTTTGAGCGTTGTGGAGCCGAGTTACGTACGGGCTATGATATGCGTACCGCTAGGCGTTCATTAAATCTACTAACTATAGAATGGGCTAATCGTGGCATTAATTTATGGACGGTCGATCAGGGTACCATTGCTCTTACGCAAGGTACTATTACATACAACTTACCTGTTGATACTATTGATCTGTTGGATCATGTAATCCGTACGGGTGTTGGTGCAAACCAGAACGACATAAACATCACACGTATCAGCTCCTCTACTTATGCCAGCATACCTAACAAAAACTCTCAAGGTAGGCCGATTCAGGTATGGGTAGATAGGCAGTCAGGTGCAACAGACCCTACAGATGGTGTTATGTACCCGACAATTAATGTTTGGCCTGCTCCTGATAATGACAGCTATACATTTACTTATTGGCGGTTGAGACGTATTCAAGATGCTGGGAATGGAGTTAATACTCAAGATATCCCATTCCGCTTTCTCCCCTGCATGGTATCTGGATTGGCTTATTACCTATCCTTAAAACTACCAGAAGCAGCGAATAGGATTGAAATGTTAAAAGCAGCTTATGAGGAACAATGGAACTTTGCATCTACTGAAGATAGAGAAAAAGCGTCGTTGAGGATAGCTCCTAGGCAGATGCTCTATTAAGGTTAGGTATGGCTAATAAATTTGCTTCTGGCAAGAAGGCTATAGCAGAATGTGACCGTTGCGGGTTTAGATATAAGCTAAAGGAATTAAAAGAGCTAAATATCAAGACTAAAAACGTTAATATTCTAGTATGTCCTACTTGTTGGGAACCGGATCAACCGCAGAATCAGTTAGGAATGTATCCTGTAGATGATCCACAAGCGTTACGTAACCCTAGACCGGACAACAGCTATCCTGAATCTAGGGATATACAATGGGGCTGGAACCCAGTAGGATTAAACAACCCTTTGGGGTTGGCAGGACTCACAGATAATTTAGCAGCCGATGGTGCAATCGGTACGGTAACAGTAACAACTGACTAAGGAATTGTTATGAAAGACATGAACAAGTATCAACAACCTAAAGAAGTACCTGTACCAAATACTGCTGGGTACCCAAACAATGTGCCTAATACACAGACACAGAAAATGCGTGGTACCGGTGCAGCTACAAAGGGAACTGGGTTTAGCAAAAGATCAGCCTAATGAACTACTCTACTTTATTTGAGACTATTCAGGGATACGTAGAAAATACGTTTCCAGATACCTCAGTAAATAATACCTCTGCGTCAGCTACTACCTTTACGGGTAAGGAGCAACTTGATACGTTTATTCGGCAAGCGGAGCAACGGATATATAATACGATCCAGATGCCTGACTTCCGTAAGAATGTTACGGGAAACTTTACGTCGGGGAGTAGATTTTTATCGGTACCAACTGATTGGCTATCTACGTTTTCATTAGCTGTTGTTGATGACAATGGAGATCAGCAATACTTGCTTAATAAGGATGTTAACTTTATTAGAGAAGCATTCCCCTCAGCATCAGCTACTGGGTTACCAACTCATTACGCGATATTTGATGATGATTCGTTTATTGTAGGGCCAACTCCTGATGCCAACTACACTGCGGAGCTACACTATTTCTACTACCCAGAATCTATTGTGGATGCAGGGACATCTTGGTTGGGAGAGAATTTTGATTCTGTGTTGTTGTATGGCTCTATGTTAGAAGCAGCTGCGTTTATGAAAGCTGAAGGAGATGTTATTCAAAACTATACAACAAGATATAACGAAGCAATCTCAGTATTAAAAGAACTTGGCGAAGCTAAGAACCGTCAAGATATGTATAGAACCCCTCAAGTAAGGTACCCAGTTAAATAATTATGGACGAACTTTCTTTTTTATTAGGTGGCTCAGGTATAAAAGTAATGGCTACACAAGGACGTGGTTTTACTCCTGAAGAGGTTGCTGAACGTGCATTAGATAAAATTATATCTGTGGGCAATCAATCGCATCCAGCCATTAGGGAGCAAGCAGAAGCATACCGAGAACAAATTAGAAAAGTACTAATTTTCTATATGAAAGAGGCCGTAAGGACTCATAATGTAACACTGGCTAACAAGTTCAAACAGGCAGGTTATCCAGAATTAATAACAATCTTAGATTCTTAAGGAGATTAACATGGCGATTACGCAAGCAATGTGTACTTCTT